GCATCATCATTGCCTCGGATGCGGATGGCCCCGGCGCTGCGATGCTGTCCGATCTGACGAACCTCTTAGGTGCGGCGCGCTGTCAGTTTGTGACTTACCCGCGCGGATGCAAGGATCTGAACGATGTTTTGAAGGCGCACGGCATTGAGGCGGTTACGGCTTGCCTTGATGGTGCGAGCTGGGTTCGCGTCGCTGGCGTCTATAAAATTCGTGAGATGGCGCCCCTTCCTCCGCTTGAGGTTTGGCGGCCGGATGTGTTGCAGCCAATCGATGACTTGATCCCGATTTGCCCGATGCAGGTTTCCGTTTGGACGGGCATTCCAGGTCACGGCAAGTCTTCCCTACTTAACGCTATCGCGTGGTCGCTGGCGCGGCGCGATGGCGTGAAGATTGCTCACGGCACATTCGAGGCGACGCCGCAGCGAGATTATCTGGATGACTGCATCGGCTTCCTGACTGGGCGTCCAGCTTACAAAGCGACAAGCGAGGAGCGCGAGCAAGTTACCGACTGGGTGAATGAACAGATTACCTTCCTCGTAGCCGATGGTTTCGCCGGGCCGGGGCAAGAAGAGTTTTTCGACGCCACGCTTGATTGGTTTTTTGAGGCTGCCAAGACTGCCGTTGCCCGCGACGGCTGCCGCATCGTGATCCTAGACCCGTGGTCACAGATTGAGCATGTGCTTGAAGGCCGCGATTCTGAGACGGCCTACATTCAAAAAAGCATTCGCCGCGCCAAGATGTTTGCACGCGCCTTTAACGTTCACGTCGCTATCGTTGCTCACCCCACGAAGATGCGGAAGCTAGATGACGGAACCTATGCGATGCCAGAGGGCTATGAAATATCTGGGAGCGCACACTGGTTCAATGGCGTGGACATGGGCGTGACTTCGCACCGCGACCCCCCGTCCGTTCCTGAAAAAGATGAGGACGGCGAGACTACGGGCGAATGGACCCCGGACCCATCCTCAACGCGCGTGCGTATCCGTGTGTGGAAGAAGAAAAATCATCGCATCATGGGCAAGCCTGGCGATGCTTACGCAAGCTTTGACAGTCACACGAACAGGTATAGCTCTGCGGAGCACTGGGAAGATCGCAGCTATCCGAAGAAATACCCAGACGGCGGAGCGCGTGACCATGACTGAGCGTGAATCCAAGTATAGCGACGCAATGGACGTGCTCGCTGAGCTTATGGAAGGCGCTCCTACGACGCGCATCATGCTTGGTCTTAGCCGTGTGATTGGTGAGGTTCACGACATGCTGCATGTAGAGCAAACCCTGCCGGCCGAATTAGAGGAGAGCGTGCAATGATCGACGCCGCGAAGCGCTTCTACCTTGAGCGCCACGGAGAAGACCGTTGGTTTGAGGAGGTAGAGGCTGCGTATTACGAAGCGATCTTTGCGCGCGCGGAAAGAGAACGCATCCGCCGCACAACGCCGCCAGATTACGATAAGCTTACGCCGAGTGATTTGCAGGAGCGGGTTAAGTCGGCTCTTGTTGGGAGGACGTGATGGGGTTTGATTATGAGCGCGCAGGCCAGGGATGGTTGGCGCATGTGCGACAGTTGCGCCGCGACATGGATCAGCCCACCGAGGAAGAAAAAGCCGTTCACCGCGCCATTGGTTGCACTGAAGGAGATGGCAAGCGTTTCGGTCACGGCCAGTTCATTGGGGATGACGAGTGAACGCAGACCGCAGAAACGCGCTGCGCGGTTTGCTACACGGCGCCGACTTCATTCCTGAGCGCGACCTTGCCGTCATGCTCGGTGACAACGTGACGGACATTCAAACAGAACTGCGCGCCATGGAGCTAGATAAGCTCGTGGAACGCGAGCGCCGCCGCGTTGGCTTCAAGTCTAAGCCCGGAACCATGGTGGCGTGGAGGCTAAAGCAAGCCCAATGAGCGACGTGCTCCCCTTCCCTGAGCGTGTGACGCTGGACATCAAGAAGCTTGCCCAGTGGCTCGCAGATGCGCGTGATCTAGGTTTCTCAGAAGGGATGCTAGAGGCCAACGCTTCAGACATCATGCGATTAGAAGCAATGGTTGAGCGAAACGGAATGTATGAGACGCAGGTTCGCCTCTACATGGCTATGATCCGGGCAGGCAAATGACGATCCCGCCTAAGCTTCTCTGTCAGCATGACGGCTGCGAGGTAGAGGCAAGGATGAGGGCTCTCGCCGCCATGCGGGCCGAGCGGATCAATCAAGGCATAGCGGATACGAAATCAACCAACGATTATTGGGAAAGCTGCAAGCGCTGTGGGCGAACGCCGGGTTGGAGCTTTCACCCTGGCGGCTTAGTGAGAGCCTTAACCGGCTCCTAACTCTCCCCTGCTATCGGCGCAGGGATGACGATCGAGGCGGAGAATCCAAGAGCCCGGATTGGCGGGAATTTTCCACCCGAGGAAACGGTTGACGAACGCGCCCCGCCGAAACACCTCCGCATCATAACCCCGGAAGACGCTCAAGTCTTTCGGGTTATCGTTCGGATGGCGGCGACACGGGCAGAGCTTGCTAAGTGGCGGGTACTCGAAAAGCGCAAGGGGGGCGAAGAAGGCCGAACCCTTCGCGGCATGTGTATCTGCTACATGCGCGGGATCGGTTTCCAAGTGTGGAAGCTGGAAAAAATGTGGGGGCTGAACCGCAAGCAGATAGGCTTAGAGGAAAGCGACTTCATCGCAGCGCGCGCGGCAAACGACATTGTAGATGCAAACGCCGAGCGGTTTGAAACGATGTTGGATGCGGCGCTAGCGATTGAGCTGGAAGAATTTATGTCCGAGGCCGCAGCCGAGATCGAAGCCGTGATCGCCTGCCGTCGCGCCGTGAAGTCAGCCAGATCCGAAGCTAAGAAGTTGGCTGCGGCCAACCCTCCCCCGCCTAAGCCGAAGCACGTTCCAACCGAAGCCGAGAAGCTACGAGACGCGGCAAACGCGAGGCATAAGATCGAAGCCTTAGAGGCATCCATTCGCATCAACCATAGGGTTATTGTCGCGGCCGATCAGCCAGGCGCTGGCAAAGACGCCAAACGCGACGCCATCAAAGCCGCAAAGGAAATCGAGGCGGCACACGCTGAGGTGAAGAAGCTAAAGCGCCTGAAGGCCGCATGAAGCCCACGCTACGGTTGTAGCCAGTAATATGAATCTTGCAGCGCGCTCCCGGCGCGAAGCTCGCAAGTTTAACATTGTATTGCTGTAAGGGCTTGTCGCATGACCGGGAGCGCGTTCTGATATGGATGCCCAGCTTCAAATCTCGGTGGGCTCAATTCTAGCCGTCGTCGGCTTTCTGTTCCAGATTGGGATAACCGTAGCCGCCATCGCTTTTAGTCATGGCGGGCTCAACCAACGCGTTCGCGCCGTCGAAGAGAAGGTCAAAGACCATGGCCTGCTCGCCACTTCCGTCACTCGCTTAGAAACCGAGATGGAAGGCGTAAGCCGGGAGATCAAAGGGCTCCGCGAAGATTTAAAGCTGGTTCGCAACGAGCTGCGCAATGAGATGCGCTACCGGACGACGGAAAGCCACGAACGCCCGCCTGTTCGCCCCTACGACTTCCCAGACGGCCGCCGCTGGGTTCTGGAAGACGAACAGTGACGCCCCGCCCCGTCACCCTCTATTGCCCATCCTGCTCTGTCTCAGGTTTTGAGCTTCCAACAGAAGGCGAGCAAACAGCCCAAGTCCAAAGCCGCCTTAGAGAGCACATGGGCCTTAACTGCCGCAGAGACGAGCGCATCCCCTGCCCTATGCGGACTAGAGACGAACTCCGCCAGCCTTCGGACTTTGCCCGGTGATTCGCTGGCTCCGGCTCCTCCTAATCCCGCGCATGCACCCGCTGGCGAAACGCTTTCGTAAGAGTTTGGAAAAGATTTCCAAGATACAAGCACGATCAAGTTTGAGGGGGCGCAGCCCAATATGAGAATCCAAGGCGGCTCCCCAGGCGATGTTATCGCCAATATCGACACGCTGGAAGCAAACACCGATGGGCTGGAGACGCTCGTCACAGCGACGAACACAGCGCTTGCGCTGTTGGCGCCGACCACTACAGCCGGCGCTGGCATTGCCCCGGTCGTTTCGACGGCTCTTGAAACCGGCCACGTCATCAAAGCGAGCGCTGGCAATCTCTACGGACTGAACCTGCAGGCAACGACTGTGGCGGGTATATTCCTGCTGCACAACTCCGCTACGGTTCCAGCGGCTGGCGCGGTAACGCCGGTGAAGGCTTATCCCGTAGGCATCGGTCAAGCAGTCGCGATCGACTTTGACCCACCGCTTCGACTTGGTACTGGCATATCGGTGAGCTTCACCAGTGCGGCAACGCCATTCACACAGACCGATTCCGCGACTGCGTTTATCTCTGGGGATGCGGTCTGATGGGCGCGGCTGTAGCTTTTCCAAGCTTAGCGCCCGCCACGGATGCGCAGGTGCGCGAGCAAACTGCTACCGGCGTAGGCGCGTCTCCAGCTAATCTCGCTGGCCGCGCCTGCTTTCTCGCCCACAAGAACGGCACAAACCAAACTGGAATCGCCAACAACACGGCCACCAAAGTCACTTTTGGCGCTGAGACCTTTGACGTGGGCGGGTTGTTTGACACAACCAATTCGCGCTGGACGCCACCGACAGGAACGAAGGTTCGCATTGGCGGCATGGTTTATGTGTCAGCGGGCGTCTTGAGCAGCGGCGGAAATCAGCTCTTGCTCTATAAAAACGGCGCGCTGTTGCGCGCCCTCGACATACATGCAGCGAGCGCGCTGGCAACCGAAGTCATTCTTTCCGGCTCAACAATTGAGAGCGCGGATGGCGGCTATTACGAACTCTATGTAAGCGTGCTGACGTCAAGCGCGGGCGTTGACACAGCAACCGCGTTTGGAAATGCGAGCTACACCTATTTCTACGGTGAACAAGTATGAGCCGCCGCCTAACCGGGATAGCACTGAGCTAACCCGAAAGACTCCGCCGTCAAATCCATGATCGCGCAACTGAAAAACGGGAGGCCGCCATCACTCGCCAGAGCATAGCGCAGCATGTTGAAAAATAGGGGAAAAAAGTGACTTTTTCTGTGCTCGAATTTACTGACATCAACGAATCCACCGGAGATGTCATTTATCCAGCCATTCGCCGCCGCACAGCGCAAGCTCTGTCTGCGACCTACGCTCAGATTGGTGAGACCGCTCTGGTGCGCGCTATCCTAGTCTATAACGATAGCGCCACAGTCGGCATTCACCTTCGCGTTGCTACCGCGTCAAGCGGACAAGACGCGACGCAAGCTGATCCATACATTGGCCCCGATCAAAGCGCTGTGTTTCTGATCCACCGTAAGGACAGAAGCACCACCAATCCATGCTACATCAATGCAGTAGCTGACACCTAAAATGAATTCCAAGGAAGACGCCTCCCCTACCCTAGACTTCCAATACGGGAAGGACGCAACCAAGCCTGCGGACTTCAACGCAACAGACTGGACTGTCATCAAAACTCAGGGCGATCACGTCGCGGCTTTGCACGTAAGCGGCGTGACCCGGAAAGTCCCCAAGACTTGGCTGGTGCAAGCCTAACCCCAACGCTCTAATGCGAGGATACTGGTTACTATGAATGACTGGGATGAATTTCTAGGCGGCGCGCTGAATGCTGGCTCATTGGGGTTCTTGTATTCGCCTAAGAGGGCACCAAAGACCGTTGACGGGAATCGTGCACGCGCACTTCGCTTGGCGCTCATGCAGCGCCTAGGCCAAAGGATGGGTGACAGTCCAGAGCAAGTCCCAGAGTTTGGAGATGGGTTTGTTCAAGGTGCAATGATGGGCCTTGGTCGGCGTCGGTAGTAACCCCACGCTAACCCTTCCCCATGCTACTATAAACCCTCAAGAATTTATTCGGTCGCCGGAAGCGTGATCTATATGAGTGCCGAGGGAAAGAAGAAGACGCGCGCCAAGAAGGCCGTCGCTCAAACCGTTTCGGCAGTTCCTGAAAATACAGGGGAATCCAGGCGCGTGGATGGCACGTTCGCCCCAGGCATCTCAGGCAATCCCAGGGGTAAGCCGAAGGGCTCGCGTACCAAGCTTGGCGAAGCATTCATCAGCGATTTGCAGGCCGATTGGGTCGCAAATGGCGCTGACGTTATCGTCAAGGTTCGCACGGATCGCCCCGCAGATTATCTCAAGGTCGTCGCATCCATCCTACCGAAGGAGTTGAACGTTCGCGTCGATCCATTGGAGGAAATGGATGACGACGAACTCAGCGCTATCCTCGCTGCCGCCCGAGCAGCTATCCGCGTTCATCAAGAAGGCGGAAGCGGCCTTGGCGAAGAGGAAAGCCCAAAACCGTCTCGGCTTATATGACCCCTACCCGAAGCAGATAGAGTTTCATAACGCTGGGGCTCAATACCGAGAGCGCCTGCTTATGGCGTCCAACCGATTCGGCAAGAGTTTGTGTGGCGCCGCCGAGATGGCAATCCATCTGACTGGGCGTTACCCCGAATGGTGGGAAGGGAAGCGCTTCGACAAACCAATCAGAGCTTGGGCGGCTGGCGTCACAAACGAGACCACGCGTGACATCGTTCAAGACAAACTGATAGGCCCTCCTGGTCGCAAGGAAGAATGGGGAACGGGCTACATCCCAGCCGTTGATATAGGCGACGTATCCCCTTCTCGCGGCATCGCTGACGCTATCGACACATGCTCGATTAAGCACATGTCCGGTGGCTGGTCATCACTTCAATTCAAAAGCTATGAGCGTGGCCGTGAGAAGTGGCAGGGCGCGGCGCTTGAAGTGATCTGGATGGATGAAGAGTGCGACCAAGACATCTATTCGGAAGCCCTGACCCGCACCAACGAAACGGGCGGCATCGTTTACATTACGTTTACGCCTTTGCGTGGGTATAGTGACGTTGTGAGTCGCTTCCTTGGATTGGGATCATGATCTGGAGAATAATTCCAAGCTTTCCTCACTACGAAGTCTCCGAAACCGGCGAGGTTCGCCGTGTAGCAAAGGGCATTCGTGGCGGCGAGGTTGGCAAATTGATGAAGCCGTACCGTCGAGAAGACGGCTACAATATGTATATCCTGCGCCGGGATAATCGCAGCTTCCATAAGAAGGCGCACCAGCTTGTCATAGACACATTTGTTGGGCCAAAGCCATTCGACGGGGCGGAAGTCTGTCACATCGATGGCTCTCGCACTAACGATCATTGGTCGAATCTTCGGTGGGACACGCGCTCGAATAATCACAAGGACAAGGTTGGTCACGGCACATCAGCGCGCGGAGCGCGCAGTCCGCACGCTAAGCTGACGGATGCAAAGGTCCGAAAGCTATTCAAGTTGCTTAGCGGTGGCCTGACGCACGAGAAAGCGGCCAAGCGTTTAGGCATCAGCCAAGTGCAGGTTTCCCGCATAGTGTCTGGTGTTCGTTGGTTGACGCCAGAGGCCGATAAGCTGAGGGCGGCGTATCGTGGCAATTAACGATCCGGGCGCCAAGGATAGAACTGTCATCACGGCCACGATAGAGGACGCGCTTCATTTCACAGCGGAAGAACGCGCTCGCGTCATTGCTTCCTACCCTCCCCACGAGCGCGAGGCACGCACTAAGGGTGTGCCAATTATGGGGTCTGGTCGCATCTTTCCGGTGAGCGAAAGCACCATCACGGTTGAGCCTCTGGCCCGAGTGCCGATCCATTGGCCGCAAATCATTGGCATAGACTTTGGATGGGATCACCCGTTCGCGGCTGTTCATATGGTGTGGGATCGGGACTCGGACTGCGTGTATGTGATGCGCTGCTATCGAGTGTCAGAGCAGACGCCAGTGTTTCACTCTGCGGCGGTTCGACCTTGGGGAAGCTGGGTTCCGGTTGCTTGGCCCCATGACGGCTTGCAGCACGATAAAGGATCTGGCGAGGAGTTGCGCTCACAATATGACCGCAACGGCCTCAACATGATGACAGAGAGGGCCACCTACCCTGATGGTGGCTCAGGCGTTGAGGCTGGCCTATTCGATATGCTGGACCGAATGCAGACGGGGCGCTTCAAGGTTTACTCAACGTGCCGAGAATGGTTTGAAGAGTTTCGCCTCTATCACCGCGTTGACGGCAAGGTCGTCAAGGAGCGCGACGATTTGATGAGCGCTACCCGCTATGCTATGATGATGCTTCGCTTTGCCGGCACGATGCCAATGGAAGACGACTACCGGCACGAAGAATCCCGCCGCACGGCTAACAGAGTAACGGGGTACTAGA